TCTAATGTTACTTGTCCACTTGATACAGTTTTATTAACATGAATAGCACCATTAGTTAATAGTCCTACTTCCTGGCCTTCTAGGTAACTTAATCCTGTAACTGTAGTAGAGCTAGATTGATTAATTGTTTTACCTGCATCTAAATAAAAGCAACTGCTTTTATCTTCGCCATCCATGTAACCTTTATCTAAATACTCAATGAATCGTTTAGTTTGACCGTTGATAGTTCTTTTTACTACTAACCATAAATCATCCCGTGAGCCGTCATAGCTTGGTATTACCTGTACTGATTCTACTATTCCGTAACCAGAATCTTGATAGTCGCCACCAAGTTTATGACGATGCCATCCGGTTACATTCTGAGCACGGTTATAAGTAAATCCTAGTAAATAACCATTAGCCAAAGCGCACCACAACACATTGTAAGGTTCACGGTGGAATGTCATATCAACAATACCGCTTTGAGTAATATGCTCTGCTAGAATTGTCACATCATTAGCGAGTAAGTTATCTGTATTAAAGTCATATACTTGCTCGCGTAGTTTTCTTCCAGTCCGCTGTGCAAATAGAATTATATTATCAACTTTAGCAGGTTTCATCTTACGAGCGCCGTAATATGTAGTTACATCTACACGGATATTTGTAGGGCCAAATGGTTCGCTTTGGCTGCCGGCTGTAACTAATGCCTCTCCATCTGTACTACCTACTACTAAGCCTATCTTTGTTGGTGTTAAGTATGTTAGCTGGCTTATCTGGTCGAACGGTACTGTTATACTAATTGCGCTATCTGTTAATACTTCGCCAAACTCTTTTGCTGCAAAATTCTCATAATCACCAGCACAGCTAAACCATAGTTTTTGATCTCGGCCAAATACTAATCTCTCCCTAAAGAAAGATACAAGACTAGGATAACCAACATCTGAGCGCCATGCATATTTAGACCAAGCCCATGTTTCCATGCTATCACTAGTTGTAACTGGTTGAACTTGTTTAATAACCGTACCAGTTGCAGTTACGGAATCAATGACTGAATCAATTCTAATTATTCCGCGTTGATCTGCTAGATACCACCAGCTTATCTCTTCACCATCAAAGCGACCGCCGCTAGTATGGATAGGCCCTGCGCTTCCTGTTGTATTACTTCCTGTAGTTGCATTAACTGCATAATACTTACCATCGTTACTTGATTGGTTTCCAAATGCTACTACTTTACCTGGTTGCCAAGGCTTAATACCTGTTACAGCGCCATCCTCGTTAGTCACCTCTAATAGCATTAATGTTCCCACCATGCTACTATCAAACACATCACCACCAGTGGCAATTAAGTCAACTGTATATTCAACAAAGTTGGTATTGTTATAAACTACTAATCCATCTGCTGTTACTGTAATATCCTGATCTGTATTGTTTGTTTCAAAAGGCCCATTCTTAAAATCAACTTCTGAATATATCCAGCGTGTATTACTAAATCTACTTAGCTTGCCAACTGGATGATTACGTTGAGCAATGTAAATAACATCACCTGATTGTACTAATGACAGTCCGAATGTTCCTTCATCTGTAGTCAAATCGTCAGCTGTATATGGAGTTTCAATTTCGTATATATCATTAACTAATGCGTGCCAATAAGCTGGATTTGTATTTGGTGTTTTATTAAGTGCTTCCTGAACACAATAATAATTTACTCCGCTATACGAAACTAAATCACCAACACTATAAGTAGTAAATGGAAAATAAGCATCAGGGCTACCGCAAGAAACATAGTTATAATTATTATAGAATCTAATATATTGAGGGCCAAACTCTAGTATAAATGATTGCTGATAATTAAATACAAATGATTGTAGCCATACGCGATTGGATGAATCTTTAACATCATTAATATAGCGTGTACCAGGACGACGCATTGCAGGCCCCTGAGCTAGTGGAATAAAGTTTGTCATCTCTTGACAACCAATTCCATATTTATCTATATCAACTCTCCCCTGCATTAATGGGCTAAGTTCGCCTGTGTTAAATGCTACTTTGATTGGAGTAAATTTTGCCATGACTATATCCTTGATAGAATCCAATCGCCAGCGTAAGGGGCAATTGGTGCTTTTTCTATGCCATCGGATTTAAGAGCTTCTGATCTAACATCGCGTAGCATTTGGCCTAACCTGTCAAGCATTGCTGAATCATTCTTAATATCTTCAACAAGTTTTATTGCTATTTTAATTGTTAGCATTTCAACAAAGTTAGCATCGAATTCTGCTGTATCTTCTACGCGTCTTATATATCTTATTTTGAGTGGAGCAGGTAAGTCAGTTAAGATTTTCTTACCTTCAATTTTATATGGGCTTTCGTCTTGCTGATTATAGTAACCAGCGTTTAAATTTATGAAATAGTTATTTACTTGCAGTAACTTTAGGAAGTCGCTAGGAAGCTGATATTGATTATTATATCCCCAATCAGGGGCATCAGATAAGGCAGCAAGCGAAGTTCGTACAATAGCAAAGTTCCAATTGTATGCCCTTAGTAAAGAATCCCTTGCTATAGTGTACACTTGAATAAACTTACGCCCTGCTTTGGTTGTATCATCAGCCGTTAAGACTGTTTGCTCGCCTATTAAGATCAGAGCATTATTTAAGATATCAGTTTCGCTTGCCATTTCTCTAACTCCAATATTGTTATGCAGGTTGCCAAACGTCTCGCGTTATAAACTCTTTCAAAGCATCAAGAGCTAAAAGAGCATCTTTTTTATTAGCGAACTTAGCTAAATCAATTGTTAATTCCATCCCAGCAGTTGTTGCACTTCCAGTTGTTTTAGTAACATTTGAATAATTATTGCCAAGGTTTACGCTATATAATTCTGTAGCCATTTTATTTCACCTTTAAAGCGGCGCTTTGATATTATCTCCACGCCTTTGGAGTTAGACAGAATAAAACACTTTTACGGTTAAAGTACCGGCAGCACTACCTACAGTATTAGCAGTAAAGCATAAATCATAATGAATACCAGGGTCAGTTGTTAAGGCAGCAACCTCAAACAAACGTTTTTCCACTTTATCAATATTCAATGCTTCAAAGTTAATATCTAAAGGTGCTACACGTGCAGAGCTCATATCAACTGCGCTTGCAAAAGCATCAGCATCAACTACTGCTCCACCATCCGATGCGGTTTTATAAAGTCCAAAATCGTAGCTAGTACCAGCAGTAATAGCATCATTAAGGACTTCGATTTTATATACAACTGCATTACTAGGCAGCCGTACCATACGATAAACTGAACCATCATCATCAGCGGCAGCAACTTCTATAGTCGCTATTGCTGCAAATAAAGGAGCACGCGTTAAGGTACGAGCAGACTTAACCAATGGGGTTACATCTGCATTACTCCTATGATTCTGCACAAACGATTTCAATTACTTTTTTCTCTTCGGTACGAGTTGCGCCGAATGTTCCTTTAGCATATACTTGATAAGGAATAGAAGAAAGATCTTTACGTTCGTCAATGCGGGTCATAATGTCATTCCAGATACCTAAATGCATGCCTGATTTGGCGTAAACAGGAACACGGCGTTGACTAGAACCATTTACAGGCAAGCGTTCGCTATGTACAAAGTTAATACCTAAGAATGAGGTTAATTTACCATCCACTAAAACTGGTCTGCTATTATAATCACTATTAACAACTTGAATTTCGTTTAATAGATTTTCATGTTGTGCAGCTGTAATAATACAGAATAGTTGCTCGTCTTCGTCTAAGTCATAACCCATAAGGATTTTCTTAGCGCGAATTAGTTTAGCTACGTTAAGACCAGTTGCAGCACTTGCACCGTATCCAACTGCGATTTGATTGGCAGATAAGAAAGATGTGGTTGTGCTACCGTTTTCGCCGGTCTTAGCATCGGCAAATAATGCACCGATGATCTCGTCATCCATTGCACGCCCCATTGCATTTACTGCTGATTGCACATAAGCATTCATAGGGTCATTTAATAAACGAAGTTGATCAAACGTATCAATCATATCATTCCAATGATAATCAACCGGGAAAACCCAGCGTCTATCATTTTGAGTGTCGTATGGCACAAGAGGTTGATAACGACCGGTTACTTTAGACGCTGTTACAGGTGCGTATTGATCTACAGCAACGGCTTGTTTACCGAAGTGTTGGCCAATCATAACAGTATCACGTAGCCGGCTTCCCTTTTGTTGTACCAACAATTGTACGTTGGTCGTATATTGTTGGACGGCTAAGTTTAAGTCATATTGTGACATGTTTGTTCTCCTTTAGGAAAAAGTCACTTGGTTTTTGGACTTGGCTTTAGTTCATTCCCTGGGGTAGCCTTGTCCTTTTCGCCAAGCACGTATGCCTCATACACTTTCTCGTCTGATACATTTACGTCTGGACTTTTCCCAGGGTGAAAACATATACGCAGTATTTCAAGCCTAATTTCATCTATTGTCATTTTGAGGCTCCTGCTATTATTCTATTAAGTGTGTCCATCTCATT